ATGCAATAAGATTAGGCATGGAACGTCTTACCAATGAGATCAAAATTGGATCCCAGTTGTCAACACTTCCACCAGTTGCGTTAGTTGGAGCAGCTTCTCCTAAGAAGTTTCTGTCTTCACGGAGGGCTTTCTCTTGGTTTTCTAGAATAACTGTAGTAACTGCCCGGCGATAATTATCCTTGATCTCTGGAAGATCAGGGTGCTGTAGGACAGGTGACCACTTTTCCTGTAGATGTTCTGTTTGAAACATTTGTTTCTCCTTTTTACTTTCTACTATTTATAAAATTGTTTATTTTGCACTGTTGGCAGTTCTACCAATGGCGGACATATATGCAGCCATTGAATCGGAAGTGTCAATGTCCTGTGCGTGACCAGTTTCTACATCATCAAATGTATCTTCTTCAGTCAATGTTGTTGGAGTTACTGATGGGAAATAACTTTCCTTCAGAGTTTCCAACTTTTCCCGATATGATGCGGCATTAGAGAAGTCCACATCTTCGACAAGACCTTTGAATTTTTCAACTTCAGTATCGGCAAGGTCTGAAGAGACTTCTGACATTACCTGTTCCTTAACTAGTTCAGCATTTTCAGATTTTGATTGGATTTGCTCTTCCATCATTTCGTTAATTCTGCCTTCTAGTTCTGAAATTTTCTCAGATTGTGCTTCAAGCACATCGTATTTTTCATCTGGAACATCAACATAGTGGTCTTCAAACAATTGTTTCAAACCTGAGATAAAGTCTTCAGCGATTTCGCCTTTCAAGCCTCTTTCGATAGCCAACTCATTCTCTTTCATCCATTCTTCAACAACATAGTTAAGATAAGTGTCAACCTTTTCAGTCAATTCATCTTTAGTTGTGGTAATATTTTCTTCCAGTTCTGTTTTGTACTCGTCTTCCATACGTTCTACTTCTGAACGTACTTTTGATTTAACTGCGGCCTCAAAGATTGTTGCGGCTTTAGATTTAAATTCTTCGGAGAGGTCACCCTCACCATCGACCAATGCATTAACGTGTTCTGACACATCAATGGACTTCAGACGATTTTCGACAGCTTCAGATTTTGCTTTCTGCTCTTTTGTCTCTTCTTTATCACCATAATCCATGGCCATGGCCATTGCATCATATGTGGCAGCGAGTTTTTCTTTACCCATTTTGTCCATTTTACCAACCATATCTTTCATGGCTGTAACGTATTCCATTTTTGTTTTTGGATGATCCATTTCCATTTTGTCTTCATCATCATCTTCGTCATCGTCATCGTCATGTTCTGCTTCTTTCATGGTAGTTTTGATACCAGTTTCAGCAGCACCACCTGTTTTAGCAGGTGCAGATGAATCTTTCTTTACTTTTTTCGCAGGGTCAATTTTGCCTGCCTGGTTTGCATCCTTGGTTGGTGTTGGGCCACCAATGTCACCTTCGACATCAGTTGCACCGTCTGCGTCCATTTTATCCATAGGGTCTGCTTTACCAGCTGATTTCTTAGGAGCATCTGCACCGTTGGCTTCTTCAAGTTCACCAAGCACTTCAGCTTCTAATTCCTCAATGGTTTGATCTAATTCATTAGCCATAGGGATTACTCCTTTTTGTAGTTATTACGTTTATTTATAAAACTATAGTTTTTGAAGAAACTTTGCGAACTCCAAAGCGTGTGCTTTTGAATTATTCTGTCGCACGTTTTCTTCAATGTTTTCTTTCATTTCTGCAACATCCGCTTCTTGTATTAAGCCGTTGTTCCAGACCCACTCTTTACCTTCCATAATACCCTCAACAAATGCGTTGGGAGCACTAGGGTCTGCTACAATATCAGCAGCAGTTGCAAGATAAAAGTCACTTCTCACCACGTTAGCACCATTCTTCTGGTCTAAACTACCCATGCCTCTGGATGATACACCTAACTTTGCGCCATCATCCATCAAAGATTTAACAATCTGACCCATAGGGGTTGAAAGTATCTTTGCTTCTCCAATAAAATTCTTACCATCTGGTGTCAACGATGTAATCATATGAGATGCTCTTTCAAGATTCACTGTCGGGCCATCGGGATGACCTAGTTCACCAAATGCACGTTTTTCGTTAATATATTGTTTATTATAACGATTAACTTCTTTTTGTAGTATTTCCATAGGATATATACGACCATTACGGTTCTTGATATCGGCCTGCATGAAAATACCTTTAATCTTATAATTTTTCTTACCGTTTTCTGTTTCTTCGATAAGATAATCAGTATCGTATTCGATATGTTCTGATATCAATTTTAAATGTGTAGTAGCCATGATCCTATCCTTTATGCAGTATATGCTTCATCTTTTCTAAATTCAAGAATTACAAAACCAGACGTTCCTCTTGTCTGTGCAGTAATATCAGAAGATGTTGCAGTTGTGTTAGTTGCGGCTGCTTTGATTGCACCAGCAGAACCATCATAGTGTCCAGTACCAGCAAGATGCAATGCAACAACATCAGATGATGCACCTACAAATTCTACAATACAATCACCAGTATTTGCAGCAGCAGTACCTTGAGTTAATGCCCACCATGCTCTTAACAGGTCTAACTTTGCACCATTTGCAAATCCAGATAAATCTTGTGCATCTTCGTCTGCATTTACAATTAAATTAGTTGCAGTATCATTATCAAAGACAGCCTTTACTGTTACAATTCCACCTTGTTTAGCAGCAGTAACTGTGGTATCCTTCAATATTGTTGTTACAAATGACATTATCTAACTCCTTAAATTGATAGCATTTCTTTTTCAAAATATCCCATAAGTTGTCTCTCTGGCACCTTAAATTTTTTAGATATTTGATTAATAGTTTTCTCAAAAGTATTTAGGAAATCTGAGGGTTTCGCATCCATTTTTGCAAAAATTTCGTCAACAGCATCCTTCATCTTAGGAGATAATTTCTTATACTCCTTAGATTTTTTGTGTTCGTCCTTCTCTGGTAGAGAAGTATATAACTCGTTAAACTGTATCATCTTCCTCTACTTCATCTTCCTCTATTTCTGGAATGTGATTTTTTACGAAAGAACCAGCAACCTCTTTTCGTTTTGTTTCTAGAGCATCTCCAACTTTTGATGCCATTGCACTTTTAAATGCATCTTCAGCATCTATATTACTTTGATTTTGTAATGCGTCTACAAAATTTTCTGCGGTCATGTTTCTTCTCCATTATTTGTTTTAGTAAAACCTTCTTCTGGTTCATCAAATTCACCTTCTCCGCCACCTTCAATACCTTCGATTTCAGCTTCTAGGTCTATTTCTTTTTGCATATTTTCAATCTCATGGTCAGTAAGATTAAGAACATTTTTTTGTACCCAATTTTTACTGTAGAATGTACCAATGTAAGATTCAATACTACCCAACATATCTATTCTGTCTCTCATCAACTCTGCTGCTTTTAGTTCTGCAAAGTGACCATCCTGTAAAAAATCATACTGAATGTGTTGAGAAATCTTTTTCCAATCCTCTAGAGTAATCACACCTTTAAGAATAAGTTGTGTTTTTAGAACATCAGTAAAAACAGGAGTAAACTTTTTCCGTAGTCTTTGTACAAATTTAGTAAACTTCAGTTCATCTCTAGTAATCTCTGTAGAACGACCAAGACTAAAACCAGACTCTGCTTCTAAACGAGAGATAGGTACATTTAATGATCTAAACAACTTCTGTTTAAAATATGTAATATCATCAATTTCACCAAGGTTAGAACCACCAGCAAGAGTACTAATTTCTGTACCACGACCACCTTCTCTACGAGGCAACCAGAAGTCTTCCAACATTGACATATGATTTCTATCATCTCTGATTTCACCAGTAGATGCATCGTATGTCAATTTGTTACGATAACGACTCATAACATCTTTGAGATATTGTTCTGCCTTAATCTTTGGTAGATTACCAACGTCAATATAGAAGATGCGTCTTTCTGGAGCTCTTGATACACGATAGATAACAAGAGAGTCCTCAATCATACGCAACTGATTGACAGGTTTAATTGCCTTATGTAGATATGAAAGAACGTGACCTTTGTTTTGATCAATCAAACCAGACGGTACATATGTAATACTATCTGGTGCAATCTTAATTCCTTGACTTGTACCAGATGCTAATCCTTTATCATTGTACATATAATATTCTTGTACGTTGTTGATAAGTGCAATTTGGGGCCTTCTTTTTATGTGTTTCTTAACTTGTTTGACTTCTTTGATTTTCTTAGGATCAATGTATCTAAGTTCTTGAATCCCTTTTTTCGG